CTAGACCTTCACCAGAAGCATTTTCGTTGTATCATTTCCGAGAATATCGATCACTTTCACGACGACACGGTATTCTCCGTGCTCATCGTATGTCTTAGATGATTCTGTTACAAGCTTGGGTTTTTCTCGGGTGCGATACTCTTGCCATTCATTGTGAAAGGCGTCATTCTTGTTGTTCCAGTCAACTGCCCAATAGTCAATCCATTGTGACCAATGCTTAATCTCCTTCTGAATATCAGCTGGCACGTGATCCAATGGAATTACGAAGTCGTTGATAGCAACTGTGGCTTTCTTTCCGGCACACTTTACTCTAACATCCAATGATGCCAGTTCGTAGAAATGCACATCGCCTTGTTCAACAGCCCTCTTGTCAAGTACTTCACGTGGAATGCGCAAGAATCGCAGGTCAACATTAGCCAGGGCGGCTTGCTGCTTTGCCAGCTCATTCAATTCAAAAGCGAAATCCCATCCCAAGACATCTACGCCATTCGTTCTCGGCGCTTCCTTCCCAGTTCCAATTGAACGCTTGAACTCGGCAACAATCTGTCCAACGTCTAACGGTGAAATTGGTGAGTCAACCGAACCCACATGAACGAGCCGACTCCCTTTCTTTCCGTGAAGCCAAATGTGCCCGTTCAAGGGTTGGGCATTGTACAATGTGAGAATAAAGCTAATGTATGACCGCACTCTCGCTCCAGCTTCGTTCCCAAATTCAGCGTTCTGCCAAGCCTGTCGCTCGTACTTACCTAGATTCTGAATTACGAAAGGTTTGACGCCCTCTACCCCCAGAAGACGTTTTCGAGTCGTGTGAATCGCAAAACGACTGAGGTCACACATGATCCAGCGCCTTCCCAACTTCTCCGCGACCGCCGCCGTGGTTCCGCTGCCACAGAAGCAATCCAGCACTAGGTCTCCTTCGTTCGAGGAAGCTTTGAGGATACGCTCGATCAGGGCTTCGGGTTTCTGTGTGGGATAGTCCACCCTCTCGATAGCAACTTGGTTTACTGGATTGATGTCCGTCCATATGTCTCCGACACGAGTACCTTCGCTATCATCAAAGAATCGCTTGACATACGGAAGACCGCCACTTGAAAAGACAATTAATCCTTGCTGCATAGCATCGTCGATGCGCTCTTGTGACCATATCCAGTGCTTTCCCGGCGGGGGAGCAAGAACTTTCTTTCCGAATCGACGAGGAGGGCCGGAGCCAGACTGTGTGAAATTATCAAGATTGTACCGTCTACCGGTATCAGGATCAGTATGTCGGTAGTGCGTGTTCAAGAGATTAGGATCTTTCTCGACGTAGGGCGGGTTAAAAACGAAATTATCAGTCTTGGAATATGCGAAGATTGAATCGTGCATGTTGGCGAAATGCGAGCTTTGTGACTTAACGGAACGGAGCTTCTGCCAAATGATTTCACTGCGGTATTGTGCGGCACCGAATACTTCGTCCAGTACCCCTTTGGCATAATGACCGATATGCCAATCTAAATGAACATAGATACTTCCGCTTGGTTTGAGCAGTTTTTCAAGGAAAAGGAGTGTCTCGTAAAACCAGCGCAGATACGAATCAAGATGAGTTGGTCCTTCACCCCAAGTGTCTCGGTAAGCCTTCTGTTCAATCACGCTGGGAAGCTTGGTGAAAGACGTTGTATCGACTTGATGGTCTGGTACTTCAACCAAGTATGAGAAATCAGCGCCTGTATCAAATGGTGGGTCTATGTAGATTAGATCTACTGAATCTGCAAATTCAGGCAGAAGACTGGGAAGGACGTATTTCTTGTCGCCCCATATGAGCCGGTTCCGCCATTCAGATTCACCTCTTCCCGTGAGAAATGATTCGATTGACTTCTGACGCTGCTGTGTAGATTCGTTTAGGGTTTCAATTGTCTGGAAGGGCAGAGCTACAGAAACCGGGGCAGTCTTGGCTCCTGATGTATCGTACTTCCGCTCCCAGACTAGTTCCACCAAGATTGATGCCAAGCTAAGTCTTGACGGATTGCCGATAAAACATTATCACCGCTCATGCTTTAATGACTGAAGAGCTCCGACTGAAACCATGGAGGGCGGCAAACCCCGCTCACGAGTTAGACAGGAAGTAGAAGCTTCGTTTTTATCGCGTTAACGGCTGGGGCCTCTCTTTGGGTTGTGTTCTATCCGATTCAGGATCAGGTTTTGTGGCGTGTTTACGATTCTATCCAGCCGCGGTACGCGAGCTTTGGCGTTTGGGGTGTTTTTGATGCTTCTAACGTTAACTTCGCAGTTGGGAGACTTACGGTGGGAGAATTGATTTTGGTGGGTGAAACTTACGGCCAGCAGCAGCAATTCTCGAATCAGCCTTCGCATATATGCCCACGCTATGCGTTTTCACCAAGCCCGAGTACGACCGTATCGATGTGAGGCAGCCGAGCGACATTTCCGGGGCAACGATTCAGAGTCAGAGCGAAGGATGCTATCAAAAGTTCACCTACTACGACGCCAATAAGACGTATAATATTCCGTTCGAGTGGAACACAACGGTTGCCGGTGGCTACTATTTCCTTTTCCTAACGAATGTGGGTCTTGTTCCGAGCAGTCAGCCACCAGTTCGTCTTATCGCGAGTCAGCAGGATTTCGTACCCAACAAGTTTCAAACCATTCTCCCGATAGTTCTGGCAAGCTTTACTGCCCTTCTTGGTGTCCGGCTCCATAGGAAAAGAAGCAATGGACGAAATTGAGCCGTCCTAATTTGGGGATTCTCACCAACCCATGAGTCTTTTCGTTACCACATCTACGAGGCTCCCGTCCTAATCTGGGGCCTCTGCCACATCACCAGAAGCGTGTTCGCCAAGAGCCCTATCAACCAACCGTTCCCTTTGCGTTACCCTTGATTCGGTAACGGTACCTTCTCGTCAGCCCGATAGGGGCCGTTGCTTTTCGTATGATAGAGAATGCTGCTGCTAGAAGGAAAATCTTACCTGACAGAAGATACAATTTTAAGGATAACCATTTGCAAATATGCGCGTGTTCGTGCACAAATCCCCGAGTAGCGAATTTACCCCAAACCCAATATATACATTCATATGGATAGAGTGTGGGCAAAGTAGAGTCCTTGTTGACTCGCGGGGCTGCCCTAGCGGTGGTCCCACTTTCCCTCTTAATTATGCATTAAGGCCAAACCTTGGAACCATATACTGTGCCAGAGAACGTGTCCAGTAGTCCAGCGATCTGCTTGTAGCGTAAGCTCATACTTCTTTCGTAGTGTTTCCAAATAGCGTGGCTACAGAAGTCAGCGAGTTGTATTCCTGGAGAATCCTGTGACTGTACGAAAAGGACACTTTCGATTATGCGTGGCAGCTGTGTGTTACTAAAGTAAGGATTAAAACTGCTTGTAAGCACGATTCCTTGTTCTCTGGCATTCTTGATTAATTCTTTCAGCTTGGCATCATGTTTGGTCTCTTCGGGATCCATAACGAAAATACCCAGCCCATCTATCCGTTCTAGATACTTGTGGAAGCGTGGACAAATCAGTTGAAAAGCCCAGACATGCGGAGAATAAGCTCTCACACCATACTGGGTTCTATGTTTGACCTTATCAATAGCGGAATAGAACAAGACTGGCTTCAAGTTTACCACCAGGGTGAAGATATCATTCACCAAAGCTCTGCGACGAGCTATGTCCAAAGTTTCGTAAGGATGTGCTCCTGCAAGGATTGTAGATAGCCTCAGTTCTCTGAAGTCCGTTAGCCATTGGAGACCATGCTTGGCAAGAACGTCCTTTACGTTTTGGTCTGCCTGCTTCCATAGTTTTTCTTCAAGTGATAGTCCAGCAAGAACGTACCACTTGGTTCGACTTCTTCCATGGGGCGGACACCAACCTGGGTCTCCGCTGGCGTCGAGATACAAGAGATGCATTTGATTTTCTCCATTTGACAGTCGCTCAATTTTGTACATATGGCTTTCTAGGCGTGATTCCCAATTAGTCCTAAAGTGGACTTCTTTTCTTCTTTTGAATAGTTTGGTTAGTTCAAATGACCCTCAACCAATTCCAGGAGCTGGCGTGGGTCTAGGTCCTTCGTTTGTTGTAGATCGGTTGAATCCACTTCAGCGCTCTAGCCATTTCCAGTTGAAGTTCATGTCGGTAATCTGGGTTTCCTCGCTCAAAGTTACCTAGGACTCGTAACCTCGAAATTACTGACTCCGCTCAAAGTTGCCGGCCGTCCTCCCGGACCTTTCTTTCGGTCAGCGTTTTGGCAAGGAATTGCAGAGCCTTGCAGTTACCGCCACACTTGCATCTGGGCGCCGCTTCAACCAGGAGGAGCAACTTACCAGCAACCGTCAACATAGAATCCAACACAGCATCTTCATCAGGTCTCAAACTCAAACCACGCAGAAAATTCACACATCCAACGCAACCATAAAACCACGCAGACGAAAACCAGCCACCCCGAGAGCTCAAGGAAAGTAAAATACCGGTTAGGCTATACCGGTGACGCGTTACTTCAGAGTATACCAAAGAGTACGCCGGAAAATTCCTACGTTGCGACATACTTGATTACAAGAAAGAAATGATGGCGAAGGCCTCCTGAGCTAGACAGTGTCACTAAGTCAAGTTCGGGAAGAGGTCGGCTTTGAAGCGTCCAGAATCAATCTCTCGCTTATAGTTCCGGGCCGCTTTACGCTTCAAGTTCTTCCACGTTCGATCCTGTCTGTAAGCTAGGGCAGGATCGAACTCCTCGCGGTCTGGCTCCTCTTCGTCATCGTCTCGCCTAGTTTCTTCATCGCTGTACTCTTCGATCACAGTAAACGCAAAGTCAAGCATCTGTTTCCCAAGATCTGACGGTGACCAGAAATCGCCTATTGCAGGATAGAGAATCTTGGCGATTGCCGGGTAGGAAGCCACTTTCGCGTAATGTCTGCCAGCCAGCCAACCCAATATTCCGACCATGAACCACTTGGCATATCTCACCGACGCCTTTATTTCATCTTGTACGCGCTCTTCATCGTCCTGCTCTTTCTGTGCGTGTTCGCCGATTTCCTTGAGGATTGATCTAATCCTCCTTTCTACGTACATGAGAAAAAGGCACGGCACCAGATACTCATATGGAGTTCGCGGCTCATCTGGGAAGACGTCTTGATAAGTGAGTTTCGTCATGTCGAACAGGCTACTTCTCAATCGCCTAGCCTGCACAGGATTCAACTTGTCATCGTCCCTAGCGAATGCGATGTATGCTTGGGCAGCATCGCGATTGTCAACTCTTCTGATCATGCCTTCTTTGCTTGTGTGGTGATCTTTCTTGTGGGTAGGGAGGCTCTCCCATTCCCCGTCCTTGGTTTGATAGAAAACTGGAGGAACTAACTCATTGAATCGCTTCTTTAACCTCGTCTGTGATATGTAATTTGCACATAGATTTCGTGATGTTTGAGGATTCTGCGTATTTGTCCGGGCCGTGATATTTGCGCTCAGAGTCGCGTCCTTTTCTGAGAGCTTAATGACGCGAGCTAGAACGCTCACCTTTTCCAAGTTATGGCGTCCATGTTTCACGGAATCACCAAAGTTAAAGATCGACTCGGCGGTTTGGCAGCCATTTATTATCTGGGGCTCAACAATCCGAATCGTTTTCTTCTTCCGGCTGATCGAATAGTCGCTGCAGCTGATGCTGATGCCATTATTGAAGAACCAGAAGTATTCTCTCTGTGACGGCGAATCCAAAGTCTCAGCTATAGCCTTGTTAATCTGCGATTTAGGAAGGTAATACCTTACGTCCTTTGCAAAGAGCCGTCTCGAATATTTCTTTCTAATGTCGTATAATTCTGCGGCTGGGATATTCACAACTACTGCGTTAGCCTTTTCCGTCTTCATATCTACATGTTTTGTGTTTACAAGTGGGAACGTAATTGGTTCAGTTATTGGGTCGTCCCAAGCAAATCGAGCGTAATATGTATTTTCGAGTCTCTTAAGGTCCCAAATTTCCAGACTATGCCTCTGAGGAAGGGATTTTCGAAGTATCGTTGCTTCATTTGTGACTGAGGGCGTCAGGGTGGCGTATACGATGAACTTCATAACCACGTTGTAGCGATCGGCAATTGCCTCCTCGCGATACACTCTAGCACAGCTTCGTAATGCAGCACTTTTGAACTCTTTGCTGGATTTTTCATCCTTCAGTCTCTCTAGTACTTTGACGAACTCATCCAGAGCTGCACGGTCGTCGTAATTCGACTCAGAAGTATGATATTTGCATTGGTGTAGGTGTATCTCCTTCTGATCTGGATCAATGTAGAATCCGTCCAGTGCCATGTCATCCTTTGAACCCACATATACCTCATCAAATACGTCTCGTTCATGCAGGTCTGACGCGTGGCAAATTGCCCAGTGGGCAAAGGCCTGGGTGTCTTCCGTCCAGCCATATTCAGATTTCAGCCTAGATATCGTGTCAGTAACATGGATGCGAAAATTCTTTGGCGGCAATCACATCTCACTCATATCGTGTCAGACCTTTTGTGCAAAAGTGATAACATGCGCCACCTGCAAGCCCTGTAGATCTCAGATATCACCTTTTATTAGAATTTGCATAGGAACAGAGCTGTATCAAGCTTGGATTCCTCCGCAACTAAGATATATCGACGGAGCTTTTGGGGCGCCCAAAATGAAGAAAGTCAGCCCAGAGCTGGAGAATAAGGCCCGAGAGGGTGCGACGCTAACGACTAGCGAAGCATCAAGGCTCACCGGGTACGATCGTGATCATCTTTCCCTTCTGGCCAGAAGAGGAGTTGTTCGCGGATCCAGACGTGGCCGTGATTGGTTCATCCATGCTGGAAGTCTCCTCCAGTACATTCAATCCCAGCCTAGACCGGGGAGAAAAGGGAGATGACATTTATACCGGTAAAACGATATAATTTCGTCATGGAGGCTTCAACCGCTCAACGCGGCATTCGTTCGGTGGAACCAATTTACTTCAACCGTTACGGGGCCTATTTTAGGTCTGATTGTCTTAGATTTCTCGATCTTCTCCGTTCGGAGAGCATTGACTTCTGCTTTGCGGATCCTCCTTTCAATCTGGGCAAGAACTATGGAGATCCGAGTTTTGAAGACAACAATGGTGTGGACGAATACCGTCGGTGGTGCAAGAGATGGTTGAACGCAGTGATCCGAGTTCTGAAACCTGGAGGAACATTGTGTGTATACCACCTACCTCGGTGGGCATTAGACCTCGGCGCTTGGTTGAACGAAAGGGGCGATGTCACCCTCCGGAATCTGATTGCGGTGAAAATGAAAAACGGATTCCCCATTCGAGGCAGGTTGCACCCTGCACTATACACGATTCTGTATTACACCAAAACAGGAGGACACGCAACCTTCAACATAGTCCGCCAAAGGGCACCGACATGCCGAAATTGTAATGCGGTTCTGCCCGATTATGGAGGGTATCGAAAGAAATACGAGAAGTTTCAAGATGACCTAGGTGTTCCATGGATTCAGATATCTGATTTTTGGGAGGATACCCGGCCTGCCAATCAAGACAAAGCTCGGAGAGTCAGGGTCAACGAACTCCCACTACACATCCCGGAAAGGGCGATCTTGATGGCCACAAACAAGCATGACATCGTGTTGGATATTTTTGCAGGTGGGGGGTCAACGCTTCACGCAGCCCAAGTGCACGAGCGGTTGTGGGTTGGATGTGATATTGGAGACCCGACGCCTTGCCTGCGCAGATTTGCCACTGTATTCGGTCGCGTTGACGTAAGCGAACCTCATCGCAAAATTGCGAAATGCTTTAAGACTGGAGCACTGTTGCCGCTTGTGAGGCAGAAGAGGAAGGCTCACCTAATCAGGAGAGTGAGGACATTGCCGAACAAGAAAAGTCTGTTGAACATCGATCTCCAAAGCAAATCTCGAGTGCTTGGATTCTAGCCGTCTTAGCGATTATTGATCTGAGGCTACGAAAAGGTCCTCAAGACATCCAGCCAACGCGCGTAGCTCTTTGAGTCAGCCATCATCTGAGAATCGATTGGGTAGAACACGGTGAAGAAACTCACCAGTCATAAGGTATCCGGCATTATTGTGCCTAATACCTGGGGTATGACCGGCACCTCATCGAGGCTGGCACTCGTAACATAACAAGTTCTGGTCGTTGTGGTAGTAGATCATGAGTCGTGTGCAGCGTGGGCAAACTCGTTGATCTATGCCTCGCTCGCGGGGAGGGTGCGCCAGGCCCAGGAATTGTGTCATGCGGCACTGAGCGTTGCCTGGCCACCGGTTTTCAACGAACTGTTCAATCCATGGTAGAATGATGTTGCCGGCGCCGACATGCTCGCCGTGAATCATCTCTAAAAACCGCTGCCAAGTAGCCTTCTTTTCCTCTGGAATATGGAACGTTACAGTTGGCATGCCAATCTGTTCTGTTAGACTGTTCTGTTAGGTCACAAACCAGAATGAACGATCGTGGTTCCAGCGACACTCGCACTATCCGGAACTGGCCTAAAGCGTAGCTCCTGGCCACCACAAACGCCGCAGGTCCTCTGTCGCCTTACCTGCCCCTCCTGAAAGTTGAGTTCAACAACCTTGGCGGCGGTTAGCCAATTGAAACAGTCTTGGCATATGGCAACAGCCCTACCGAACTGCACCGTGCCCTTCAAACAGCCATAGTGGTAGTCGAGGCCATCTAACTGCGCCAAGTTTCGCTGTATGGGTTGGTGGCAAGATTCGCATGTCCGCTCCTCGGTGCGAGCGGTCATGCCACGGTCACCTGTTCCAACTCATGCTGCGTTCTGCTTAGACAGACTGCTGAACTAGAGAAAGATATGCGTCTACACGACGTAAGCTAGAGCTTCTCTTCGAAGTTGGGGATTTTACTTTTCTTGGAGTCTCGGGGTAATTACTAGGGGTCTCTCTGATTTTATGGTTGTATTGAACATGTGAATTTCCTGTGGTTTGAGTTTGACTGCTGATGTCGATTCTAATTTGACGGTTGCTGGGAAGCTGCTCCTCCTGGTTGAAGCGGCGCCCAGGTGTAAATGTGGCGGGAATTGTGAAACGTTGCAGTTCCTCTCAAGGGAGCTGTTGCAGCTCCAGGTGAAGGAGTCGGGTTGGCGTTGAATAGTCGAGTTGTGTGCGGACTATAGCTCGTATTCGGTTGGTTTGGTATTGGAAGCGGTACATGAGGAAGGGGCGCTACCGTTGCAAGCGTTATCTCCTGTATCTACCGGTCGCGATAGGAGATCAAGTTGACCGGTCGGTAGATTACCTAGTGCGCCTGTTCGGGCCAGCAATCATCCTCGTGCCGAAGGGTACTGAGTTTCCGTTGTCGCGCTTAGAGAATTCGAATAACGTCAATCGGGAAAATCACATGGGTCACGGGCGTTCATCGACAAATCTATTGCTAAAGGATTCAAAGGTGGGTGCTCGCGACAAACTGCCCTAGGGGTTGTCGCGCCTAGAGAATATTTTTCGCCGATAGCGAGAGATGCGAAGTTGCCAACTTTCGGGTTAGTTTCTATGAAATTGCGTTAGTCACAGTTCAGTATATTTCTACTGTATGACCGTTGAGCCACGGCGCAGCCGACAGAAGCGTGAACTTCACCTCTACCTACGCGAAGACATCGTTGAAGCTTTGGAACGAGTGGCTAAGGATTCAGATTTGTCCGTTAGCCGGGTGGTTGAGATATTGTTAGGGTTCTATTGGGAGTTGAACGGTCTGGCGGAAAAAGGGCGTTTTATGGCGGAAGTGAACAGGCGTTTCCGCACAACCCCCTAAGTACTGGAACCTCCGTTGGATGTTTGTTTCTGCCGCCCTGAGGGGACTGGATTGCCCATTACTAATTCTAATCTCTGGCATTGGAGACGCATTCCAACGCTCAATCAAGCACGCAAACTAGAGCTAAGAAGGAATCAGAGCCCTTCAAGGCTGGCAAGAAACAAAAGAAGAGAACACAGTTGGCAGGAGCGTAGGGAACTGTCCCTTCAGCTGAGAGAACTGTTCACTTCAGCCTTCGAAGATAAAGATCATTCGGAGAAAATTTCTCTTCTGACCTCGGATGCATTAGATGTTGAACGTGGCGAAGTTCTTGCTTCTCCACGGTACCGTCGTTCCTTCAAGCTCTGAATGCGCAAACGTAAGAGAACAGTGAGCGGGCGATGATTGGGAAAAAAGAAGGAGACAATAGTTCTATTCCTCACGGACTTGCACATCGGGTCGAGGTGGGGACTCTGGCATCCGGACTGCGAACTCAGAAGCAAGGAACCTGTTACCCACGTCCCTGCAATGAATAATGTGCAAATTGCGCTCTGGGACTACTGGGTGCACTTCTGCAAAAAGCTCGACAAAATCAAACCTGACGTAATCTTCCTGCTCGGGGACATAATCAACGGCGGAACGGGTCACAGAAACGAATCCGTCATAGAGGATTTGAACGAGCAATGCGACTGTGCTCTTACGCTCCTCCGAATGATTCCTAGAAAAGCTCGCACAACGGTTTTCGGTCTCATAGGGTCTACGAGCTACGGTCAACTATACTTGGAGTTGAATCAGAAAATTTGCTCGGACCTCGGCGGGCATTTCTTTGGGACAACCGGGATCTTTGTATTTGCAGGTCATAGTTTCAGAATCTATCACGGCTCGACAACAGCCTACATCTACCTTGAGCTCGTGATGGGCAGGCGTCGCACATTCGCCCAGGAAGCAATTGCAAGAAAAAAGCTCCCCGAAATTGAAGGAATAATCTGCGGCCACTCACACCGCTGGCTCCACATGCGAACCATGTGGCACGACGGCAAAGATTTCCACGTGGTGCTATGCCCCGGCTGGGAAGGCCAAACAGACTTCCAGATCATGAAGGACCCCGACAAGATGATTCCCGAAATCGGCGCAGTCATAGGGCGTTTCGCAAAGGACTCAGTCACCTTCGATTGCATCAGGTATCCTACACCTCTCGGAATCTCACAACCTGTGAGGGCCTAACGTGCCAGATCTGGAGCCCATTCGCCTGAGCGCGGAGGATGTCCGACGAGCGCTCCTTGATGAGGCTAAGAAATACCCTCAGCACCGGCCTTGGAAAGCTTGGGAGGACGAAGTCCTTCGCGAGTTTCACGGTAAGGTACCGTACCATATTCTTGCTCAAAAGCTCGGGCGCACAATGAGCATGGTGTCCCACCGGCTCGAAATTCTCGGCCTAACAAAACGAAAAACTCCAGAATCCCTTGGTAACGTCGTCAAGAACAAAGTCAGAGAACGTAACTGAATTTTTTCGCTCTTCGATGCGCGCGCAGTCAAAGACTGAGGGGACCATGAGGCTCGTGAAAGGTGCGGCCGGCATTTTGCTACATGGGCGGGAAGGCCCTGCTGGTCAAGACGCTTTTACGCCTAATCCCGAGGAACATTGAAACCTACTGCGAGGTTTTCGGAGGCGCCGGCAACCTTCTCCTGTCTAAACCCCCGAGCAATGTAGAAGTTTGGAACGATCTAGATGGCGAACTCGCAAACCTGATGCGCGTAATCAAGACCCGCCCAAGGCTCTTAATCAGAACGGCCCGCGCGATTCCGTACAGCCGCGTTTGGTATGAACGGTTGCAGCGAGAGGTCAAAAGTAGCGGGTTGAAAGGTAGCGATGTGCAGCGTGCGGCAAAATTCTGGTTCCTTCTCAGAGCCAGCTTCTTCGGCCACCCGGAGAAGGGGTGGCGTTTCGCTCTTCACACTAGTGAATCAATGCGCCTTGAGAACGGCCTACCGCTAATCCTCGCAGTCTCGGACAGGTTACGGAAGGTCTACATCGATTGCCTGGACTTCCGCCGCTGCATCAAGAACTGGGATGGGCCGGACACATTCTTCTTCATCGACCCACCGTACTACGGTGCTACGAAGTATCGGTCGCGTGGCCCCCAATTCACAACATGGGACCACGAAGACCTGGCCAAGATTCTTGCCAAGGTTGAGGCCAAGTGGCTTCTAACCTTGAACGACCGTCCCCAGGTCCGCAAACTCTACCGCGGTTACCGGGTAACCAAGGTGGACACGCAGATGGCCACCGCCAAAGTCGCAGCTGGGGAGAAGCGGCCACGACTGAGACAGTTGATAATTCGCAATTACAAAACGAGGTGATATCGCATGGCAGAAAATCCTCCAGCTCCCACGGCTACGGCGCCGGTTGATGCTGCAGCCCCTCAGGCGGGTACAGGAGTAGGAAACCCACGGGACATACAGGGTATCCTCGCTCTCGTCTTTGTCGGTGGGACTTTGGGAATCGCCGGCGTTGCGATCGCGATCGTCCCCGCAAGCGCACTGCAAGTGCTTGCAGAAGTTCTCCCGTTGACTGGGACCGTAATTGGGTATTACTTCGGCGTCAAGTCGCAACAGTAGATTTCTACAATTCTACAATTGTAGATAGGCAGGTGAATTTGTTTGGCAAGTGAAAATAATGTCATAGCGAAGCTTGCGGTCATGCGGCAACGGTTCATGGCTGAGTTCCAAGGCGAAGCAGCCGAGTTCCGTATCCGTGTTCAGCAGCTGCGCGAGAAGTACCTGAACGAAATCATCGACCTCACTATGACCGATGCCAAGGTGGCCGCGGTCCAACAGGCGCTTGATTTCTTCAAGCCTTCCCGGGAAAGCGTCACCCTGGTCCCACCATCAGGACCCGCAACCATGGTCCCAGAACCCACGGAAGTGCCACGAGATGTAGCTCCGACTCTCGCGCCACCCGAAAAGCAACCCATGAAAGCTCAGAGGCGCCCAGTGTACGGGTCCTGCCCGAACTGTAATGCGCCGATCTGGGAAGCAGCATCGAAGTTCTGTTCTCAATGCGCCTATCCTCTCGACGAGGTGTAGGTTTCTTTGAGGAACTACGTTAAGGAAATTTTGACAGCGGTCGACAGAAAAGTGAGCTCCACTAGGCGGTCCGCTGTCATCCACATTTTTGGTGCAACAAAGGGCGCCGTTGCCGACGTCATGGACGCCCACCTCGAAACTCTCAGCATGATCTTCCTAACCACCTGCTGGGCCGTCGGCTACGGCTGGTTTGAAGCAGTGATCGGCATCGGGTTCCTGCTTGGGATCCCGGGCGCAGTGAACGGTAAGGTTCAATGGTACTCCTTCCTGGGAGGCCTCTACTCCAGCTATCATCTTTTCTTAGGCTTCACAATATTCTGTATCACATTCGGGATTGGTTTCCTGAAATTCAACCGCATGCTCTACTACCGCAAGCGGTACCTGCTCTTCACGTCCATGGCCAGCTACCCCTGGGCCCTCACCATCCAGGACTTTGCGTACTTCTTCTTCGCTCCGATATTCAACGCCGGAAACTACGCCCTGAACAGCCACGCGTGGACCTGTGGCGGCCTCAACCTGGGCTGCGTGACGCTCGCAAATCCTTGGAAACCCAGCATTCCCTTCATCATCCCTGAATGGTACGGCGTCACTCTCACAATTTCGTTCGTCCTGTTCTTCCTAGCGTATAGATCTGCGTTGGTCAACCTGCTCGTGACCCGCCAGATCATGAAGGAAGCCGGCTACAGCGAGAAAACCGCCCTACGAAACATTCCTGCTATACGCATGAAAGAGACGCCGGGGCAGACTCCCTCTCCTGCGCCTCCACCCCTGCCAAAGGCAATGCCCCAGGTATCTACGGAGATAACCCGGATAGTCGACCAGGAACATGAAGAACTAATTCGAAAGCTACGTGAAAGACTTGAGCGAAACTACAGTTGAGAAGCGCTGGATCACCAGCGTCCTAGCTGGCTTGCTTCTCCCAATCGTTATCGTGTACATCGTGGTCCGACATGTGCTGAACGGATTCTCGGCCATGGGCGCGACCGAGTACATCATCGTCCTAGTCGCCGCCATCGTCGTCGCCGTCTTCGGGTTCGTAGCATTCATCGACTTCTTCTCCGTAGACCTCTCGGTGAGAGTACGGAAGCAGGTCTCCATTTCAAAGAAAGAATTGATGGAACGGAAACGCAATGAGTCGAAGCAATGAATCCCTGGGGAGCCAACCCCTCGTAGTCTGCGGAATATGCGAGTCCGTTGTCGACGAAGCCCATGCCCAGAAGAGAGATGTGGAGACGCCGAAAGGCCACATCACCGTTTGGGTCTGCAAGACGTGCCAACATCTCGGTTCTGAGGAACAGACACGGAAATACATTATGAAGGAAGAGAAGACGGTTGGTCGGTAAAGACCTCAACCAGGCTTCCCAGAGGGCGGCCACTATTGCTGATGAAATTCAGGAGCTCCAGAAGGGGGACCGAGTTCTCGTTGTCTGGCATGACGCCTGCAGGGTGACGAACGACCCTGATGTGCGGCCGGATTACTATTCGACCCGGAAGGAAACACAGGGCACAGTCTGGGACTGCGTTCCAGACCCTGAATACCCCTGGGTGCTTTACCTGATCATTGCCGGTGAAACCACGTCGGGGCGCCCCGACTATTACGACGCCATCCCCGTCGCTTGGATTGCAAGAGTTCAACGCCTCACGGTCGCCGTAAAATTGCCCAGGAAGATGACCAGGGCTAGCCAAGACACGTACCAGGTCGACCGGGTTATCGTCTTCAGGAACGGGAAGCCGCACGAGGATAGCGGTGGCGTCGACAAAGTTCCCAAGAAATGGGCACGCGAAGGCACCTGCAAGCTCGTTGAAGAAATCACCAAAGTAATCCAGTGACCAATGTTGGCGAAGAGGCACCGGCGAAAACAGGGACCGCGCACCATAACCATCAAAATTCCCATCACCGCTGAAACTCTCACCGCCGTGATGCTTCTCCTGCAGGAACTTGTCGCACTCGCCCGCGTCCTGAAGGTACCGATGCAAACAGTGAAGGAAGGAAAGCCATGATTCGAAGAAGATGGTTAGTCGTCACCGTGGCCGCTCTCACCCTAGTGGGGGCCATATCGGTCGGGATTCTACAGCCCGGCAACCAATCCGGAACCGCGACGGTTCAATTCTTCTCCAACGGGAACAAAGGCTACGCATGCTTTCTTAGCGGCGTCCAGAACGAACACGGTGGCCCATACTGCATGTCAGACGACCCGGCCACAATGCTTCCCTCGAGCGCGGCTGTTCCCTTGGGGAGCTATACGATACTATTCTTTCCGTTCGGGACCGCCTCAAACCAGACCCTCTGGTTGGCCACAAACAACATCCACGTGACCGGGACGGGTGCGTATGGTGTTTCCATTTCCTACGCGAACGTGACCGTCGACGGGGACGGGGCCATAGTCGTGTTCATGCTTCCAGACAACGTGCAGCCGGCCTCTGAATTTAGCGGGATTGGTGTGATGGCGTTCTCCGCTCTCGCCACAAGCCTCTACTTATTGCGCCGGCGACCCTGATGAAGAAATCAGGGATTCTAATCATTCTCGCAATCAGCCTTCTAGCCCTCAACCTGGCAGACGTTGTATCCACGTGGATTGCAGTCAGCACCGGGCGAGGGATTGAAGCCAATTCAATCGTACTGTTGCTGGGTGGCCCATTCTCACCGGTCGCGTTCCTTCTGAAACTGGTCGTCGTCCCGGCCGCCATCCTAGGCATCGCCTGGTACTTGGCGTGCAGGTTCAAGGATCCTCGGCTTGGCATGGCCACAATCATCGCGCCAACCGCGATGTACGCGGTCGCCGTGGCCAACAACGTCATGGTCGCAGCCAAGAAAGTGGAGAAAGCCGCCAAGAAAGTGGAGAAGGCAGTGACGAGATATCCAAGTCCTACTCGACGAGGTCAAGGCGACGAATGAGTCTCTCAAAGCGCAGCTTAGAGCAAGCGAAAAATGAACAAAGAGAACTTTTGTCTGACAGCAAAACGTCTGTGTCAGACAGAATTAGCCGTCTCGGCCGCCCCCGGGTGGGCGATCGGGTTAGTTTCCGGGTGGGAAAGAAATACCATGCTTTCATCGTGACGCAAGCGATGAAGGAGAGGCTTACTCCTAGCGGTTATGTGCGTAAGATGGTAAAGGCAGAGGTGGAACGCGTGTGGAACGAAGAACATTCCTCGGGTGCCACACACCTTGAAGCTCTAAGCAACCTAGCGAAGCAGTACATCATCCGCGTCCGAATGTCCAGGCAAGTCAGCAAGGTTCCTATGAAGGCTGAGAAGGGACCGAGACTTCCTGGGGCAGAGCACCGGGACGACCTCGAGGAGCTCGCTTGGCAGGCCGTCCAAGAGGCAGTAACCTACAGCAAGACCGAGGGCGCAGCCACGGATGCCGAGTCACGGTTGCTGGCGCTTCGCGTTACCAACGGCCTCATGCGCACAGAACTGGCCATTCTCAAAGACCAGGATGACGCCTTCGTTGACACCCTCCTGGAAGAGTTAGGAGTAGACGCTGATGGCCTTGCGAAGAAAACTCGAAAAGAAAGTTGAAGCAAAGCGTGCGGCCGAGGACGGACACCCCGACGACCCAACAGTCCCGCAGACTCTCGACCAGGCAATCGTCAAGGATCCTGTAAAGTTCTGCCAAATTTATTTGAAGTTCAACCCGACCCCGTACCAGGAGAAACTCCTCAAAGACGAGTCCAAGCGGATCTATGTGTGCTGGTCGCGCCAGAGTGGCAAGAGCACCACACTTGCTGCCCGAATGATCCAGCGCTGCCTCCAATTCCCAGGGACCCTCCGGTTGATCGTGGCTCCAGGCCTCCGACAAAGCATGATCATGATGGATAAGATTCAGGACTTCATCTACAATATCCCCAAGCCCGTGCGCCGAGAGGCCCTCGGCAAGGTTCAGCGGACCACCATCCGTTTCAAGAATGGGTCCCGCATCGTGGCGTTGCCTAACAGCCCGAACCTACTCAGGGGATATTCGGCCGCCGAGGTACTTTGCGATGAGGCGGCCTTCTTCCGTGACGACGAGTTGATGTTCTTCAACGTTCTTTACCCGATGCTTCAAACCACCGACGGCAGTCTGATCACGAGCTCCACTCCCTGGGGCAAGAACACGGTCTTCTACAAGTTCTCACAGAACCCCGACTTCTCGAAGCACCACATAACCTGGGAAGACGTCGTGAAAGCCAAACTGGCGAAGCCCGAGTTCATTGAAGAGATGCGCCGCAGCATGCCTACGGACCGTTTCCGGCGAGAGTTCGAAGCTGAATTTACCGAGGATGAAACCGCATTCCTCTCCCAAGACTTGATCACTAGGTGCATCAACCCTGACGCCTCCTTCATCCCCGATTCCTTCTTCGGATTCTAATCACGGGAATGATACCCAAGTCGTTGCTTTCTACCACACGGCGGACGGTCTTTGGTGGGCTCGTATTCGCCAAGACAAGGTTGAGTTTGACGCGACGCTAACCGTGCGGGGATTTAAGGCGCTTTTCGAGAGAACCGGTGAGACATGCCAACTCTTCCAATTCGTTACCGTGGATGGGGATTTGATTCGTGTTCTCGGCCTACCCTCTGAGAGTGATAAACTCAACAAACTCCTGCAGGTCCCTGAGGAAAAGGGATCCTGATTGTCAAAAGAACCGCAAGGCTCATTCTACCTCGGCGTGGACCTTGGCAAGAAACACGACTATTCCGTTATCGCCGTGGTCTCCAAGCAACCGAACAGGGAACCGGTCGACCTGGTCTACTACAAGCGGTGGCCCCTCGAGACACCGTACAGTTCCGTGATTGGGTCGGTCCGCGTGATCATTGAGAGGCTTCGCAATGTGCAGAAGTGCCTTGTCGACCAAACTGGCGTGGGCGAGTATATCGTTGAGGACATGCAGAAAGGCGGCATCAAACACGTCGAAGGCGTCATGCTAAGCCTGCCGAAGAAGCAGGAGATTCTCAGCCACCTCAAGCAACTCATGGAGAATGAACTGTTCACCTACCCGTTCGAAGTCAACCTGACCGGCGAACTCAACGTGGAACAATTCGAACTCACCAAGACTGGCCAGATGCAATTCTCTCACCCCGACGGAACCCACGACGACATCTTTTGGGCGGTTGCGTTGGCAGTGTTCGCTACTAGGGCGCCCCCAGTCCCAGGCTTCAAGCCGATCACAAGGTCGTTCTAGTTGTCAGCGAAGAATGTTCTCCTGCAGCTGCTGAAGTTCGGTATTAGCGGCATCGTTGGCGTTGCGATCAGCACGTTGCTTTTCTACGGGTTGAAGGGCCGGCTGCCAGACCTGTTCTGGACGGTGCTTCTCTACCGGTTCAACGCCGTGGAGATGGGATTCTACGAGCTCACCACCATCATCGGCGGCAGCGTACACTTCCTACTTAGCAAATTGTGGGTCTTTGAGAAATGACCAAGTCGAAGAACAAGCCCTGGCCTCCCAAGCCGCGCAAAACGCGCAGAATGCGCAAAACGCGCAGTGCACACAAGCCGCCTCCCTGGACCGTCACGCATGCACCAAAGAAGGCTGGTCGGTTACCGACCAAGCGGCCGTTGATGGCCACCAAAGCCGCAACCAGGGACCGCCGGCCTGTTGCAGGCACTAGGTCTGCAGGAGGGACCCCAATCGGGGATTTCTCCGCGCTTGAGCGGATGCCTGGCGTCACGGTCAGCGAGAAATCGGTTTCCTTCCCCTACCCAGGAACACCGTCCGGCGTTCGGATTGCTGTTCATGCGAGCTCCAGGCGTGTTGCTGAAGCAGCCGCGATGCAGCTGAGCAACCTTCCCCTAAGCCATCAGCTGTCGGCCGCCAAGTCACGGTACTACCTGGGCATGACGCAGACCATCTTCGAAGCCTACAAGGGGATGGAGAAACATTACCGCGCATACCGCATGGACGCCATCGTGCGCGGATGCATCAACGCCCTCGCATACTGGTCGACGAAGGAATCTTTCGACACGGTCTTGGAACCCGTCGGCGAAGGCCTAACCCCCGAACAACAGCAACAAGCCATCGACGCCAACCTGCCCCTGAAGCAGTGGATTGACAAAATCAACCTGCGTGTCGACCTCGACCACGTCCTGCGTGTGGCCATCATCAAAGCCAAGATTTACGGGAAGGCAGGATTCGAAATCGAACTCAACCAGAAGAAGGAACCCGGGCGCCTCATCTCCCTCCCACTCCTCAGCCTGTTCGACCTACGCCCCAATGTGAACGAGGACTGGGAACTGGAAGGTTTCTGGTGGCGTGGCCAGAAAAACTTCTACGCCCCAGGGGAACTCCTGTACTTCACGAACAACTCCCTTGAGTCAGACTATGAAGGCATCAGCGATATTGAACCGGTCCTGGACGATGTGGAGACCAGGGCGAAGATTCGCATTGAAGACTTGAAGGAAGCGGCGACAACTCTCTGGGCCGGCATCGCCATACACAGCCTCGACGTCGACCGCCTCCCTGCAGGATTAACCGACGCCGACGTGCAAGCCATCATAGACACACACATAGCCTCGCTGCGGCCTGGCAAACACATTGCCACAGACAACCGTTGGGCCATTCAAGTTATCGACCTGAAGCCCGATCTGCAAAGCCTCGTCGCAGTGAAGAACGACCTGGACCAGGAGATCATCGGCAACTTCCAAGTTCCGAAATTCATCCTCAACCGCACCGAACAGGTGAACCGGGCGACAAGCTATACGCAGCTGGAGTCCTTCGTCGACGGGCCCATCACGGATATTCAACGTTGGATACAGCGAGTCGTGGAGCAGCAATGGTACGACCCCCTAACGCGCCTCTACCTCAAGACTCCTAACGGCCAGGACCCCCCGGTCCGTGTTCGGCATCGGTGGCGTGAGATTCGCACAACTGACTTCTTCCAACTCCTAACCGCAGTCGCGGCCGCCTACGATGGTGGCCTCGGCATGGTTGACAAGGAGAAAGCGTACGAGCTCATGAGGGACGGTGCATCGGCTAAGTTCGACCCTGCTGAGCTCGCGGAAACCGAACAAACGGAGCCAACTGGACAATGAGACCGCGAACCCAAATCGAAGCCGACGTGAAGGCTGGAAAACCCCTCGACTCTCTGCACCTCGAGGTACTCCTAGACATACGGGGCCTCCTGGCGCGGGCAAAGCGTCAATCAGCGGTTAGTGATGCGTGATGGCTGAGAGATGTTGGTGTGGGCCGATTCACCCAGACTCGACAAATTTCCCCTTTGTTCGAAGTCCGTACCCTTCGTTCCACTCTGACGCTAAGGTTGGACTGGTCGCCTGAGAGCGGGGGCAAAAGATGCGACAACAACTGTTCTGCGCTGAGCCGACGGACGAGACCTGTCGGGGCGGTTTGTGTCCATCCGTCGTCTTCTTTGACGTATCTCCAAGTTCTTCCATGTTTGGTTGCGACATAAATTACGTAGTCAGCGTTCATGCTACCTTCACTCATCTAATACAAACACTACTAACCGTCGCTCAACACTTGGGGTTATCGTCGTTAGCCGCATGAGCAGTCATCTGTTCACATCACGAGTATAATTTGGAGGGTGTCAAACACGGCCGATTATTGCCCTTACTGTTATCATCCCCTCGTTGAAGTTGAAGCAGCTGACGGGTCGAAAGTCCTGAAGTGCATGTGGTGCATGCAGATCTGATAGACTTCTGATTTAGATCTGATATACGCTCGCGGATTTTGGTCCCGTTCTCTGCGAGAAGCGTCCAAGGAGAGGCGAAACACGGGACTCGCCGAACTCCTTGGTATTCCTGGTGATTCGAAAATGATGAGTGTTGAGGACATCAAGGCAGTGAACTTGCGGGAGTTCCCGGACCAGGAGAGTTGCGTCGCTGCCCACATGAAAAAAGGCATGAGCAGGGACGAGGCTATGAAGGCCTGCGGCCACATCAAAGCCAAGCAGAGCCTCCGGAAAGTTTCATTCGCCTACCAGGCCACCTTCGAACCCTACGAGGAACAAGGCAAGCACCTGGCCAAGATCCACGTCATAGACCTGGCCCCGAACAAGAACAAGTGGCAGGTCACCGCCCCCGCTCGAGCGAAAGCCCTCAAGACCTTGCTGGACAGTCCCCTCCTGGGACCGCCACCTGATGGTGAGAAAGGCAACGTGATTGGAGGCGCACCGGGATCCCCGCATGAAGGTCTCTGGTCCCCGGTTGGCCACTTCATAGACTTCGAATCAAACCACGTCACTCACGGCATCGCCGAGATCACCAAGGACTACGCCTGGGAGAAAATCAAGAGTGGCGAATGGAGCGCGGTCAGCCCCTCGGTCTTGGCGTTTGTTGAACACCTCGAGGGCGACGTGTCAGTTGTGGATGATTTCAACTTCGAACACGTACTTTTCGTTGACAAGGGCGCCTACCCGGAGGCAGGCGTAGAATCGACCTACGACGCGGGATTCTACCAAGCCCTGGCCAGCGCGGCTGAGCAGCAAGTTTCGATCACCAACCAGGACCTGACCGTTATGGAGAAGGCGGTGCAGAGTGCCCGCGGCATCCTAACCGCCCTCGAGGAACGCCTCGAGATCATCATACACGGCAAACCGGACGCTGAACCAACCGTTCCGCCTCTGGCGCTTTCTTCTCACACCGTTGTGAGTGATGGAGAGATGAATCCTATGGGACCTAGTCCAAGCCCTAACCAGACGCAAGGTTCCCGAGAAAAAATGGGCCAGAAAATGGAGGGTGGTAACGAAATGAAAACCACTCAAGCATCCTTTGGAGATGCTTCCTTCCCGGATGAATGCTTCGCCTACGTTCCTGATGAGGCCAAGGGGCCGAACGGGAGCAAGAGCCTACGATCATTGCCCTACAAGAACGCGGACGGGTCCGTTGACCCGGGACACTTGCGTAACGCATTGGCCCGATTCAACCAGACCGATATCCCGTCGGACAAGAAATCGGAGGTTCTGTCGAAGCTGTGTAGTGCAGCGAAGAAGGCGGGGATTGATTCCGACTTTTGCAAGGAGCACTCCGCAGAGATGCCTCAAAAGGAGAGTGAACAAGCAATGGAAGGCAGTGAATTACAGGCAAGAATCAAGGAACTCGAACCCCAATTAACCGCACTCAAGACAGAGAACGAAACGCTCAAGGCGTTCAAGGCCGAGGTCGAAAAGAAGCAGCGCATGGCCAAGGCTCAAACCATAGTGGACCTCAAGTCCCGCTGTGGCATACTGGAACCAAAAGACCACGCCCAAGCTTTCAGCGAGCTAGAGAAACTGTCAGCTGATGCACTCGACGCAATCGAGAAAGAACTGACAGCATTCCAAGCCCGACTCGACTCCATGCCCTCAGGCCCAAAAGCGAAGCACACTCAGGAGCAGTCATTCAACGCGCTTGAAGATGCAAGGGAACGCATGTTCGGTTACCGCCGAGATGAGAAAGGAGAGATAATCCATGCCTAACGCAGGCGACATCGACATGACCCACGACTTCTTCCTCCTCCCGTCTAGCAAGAACGCAACCGCAACCATCACCAAAGGCCAAATCATCAGCCTCAAAGACGGCCGGCCCTGGCAGGCTGGCGACAAGGGACCGTTCGGCATAGCCAACCAGGGCGTTGCCAGCGGCGCAGATATGAAAGGCAAAATTGTCGTCGACGGCGTCGTCTGGGTGGCGGCTGGCGGAGCAATCAACCAGTTCTCACCCGTAGTCCCCTCGGACGTCGACGAAGTCAGCGAACAAGACGGCTACTCAGTAACCGTATCCGGCGCAACCGGGACCGGTGCATTGCTACTCAGCGAAATCGCATACGATGCAGCAGCCCAAGACGGCGACCTCATCCGCATCGACCTGTAGGTGAAGAGCCATGGACAAACTTGAAGGCGGATTAACTGGAGAGCTCCGAAACAGTGCGTGGTACGACCCGACTTCCCGGAGGATCTACCAAGGCAGAGTCGGCGAAACGCAAGCGCTGTTGATGAACCTCGCCAACCCGAAACAGGCGCAGCTCTTCAGCATCGCAGACATCAGCGCCGTCAACATCCCCATACTACTGCAGGAGATCCTAGGCCTGCAAAGGCCAGTCTACAACCTGCGCAACGTATGCCGCGTCATCAACATGAACGAACTCAAAGCCACGATCCCAATATTCACCAAACCCACCGCGCAAGAGAAGGTCCCACCGCTAACGGAGGCCTCATTGGAAGCGGCTGGATGGACTAGCTTAACCTTCTCGCTCTGGAAGAACGTCACCCACATCGTCATCTCGGATGAAGTTCAGAAGACGGCCAACGTGGACATCTTCGGAACTCAAACCCGAGACGCCGCAGGCGCACTAGCAGCCAGCGAAAACAATCAGATCGCGGCAGCGCTAGACGCTGGAACCGAATCCCAAGAAACCGCGGGTACCGATTGGGGTACGATTACCAGCGGGCGCAGCGCCAACAACCCATACAAGGACATCATCGGCGTTATGGTCAGCATCGCCACAGCCGGGTTTAGGCCTAACGCGGTCGTCGCCCACCCGACTGGGTGGTCGGCTTTCTTCGGCAACGACTTCGTCAAAGGCCAACTGGCTGGCGCGGTCTACCCGGACCTCTCGAAGGGCGGCGGATTCCCCATCCCCGGGCTACCGGGCGTGACAGGGTACAGCGACTTCTTCATGACCCCCACAACAAGCGCATACGTCCTCGACACGGTCAGCGGACTCATACTCGGCGCGGGACCAACCGAAGCAGCCCGATATCGCAACGAAGAAGCCGGCTATGATGCGTTCATCATGCGCCAGTGGCTACAACCACAAATCGGCGTGGCCGCAGCGATCGCTGAACTAGAAGGCATACACAGCTAGAGTTCTCGGGATTGCCCGTTTCATTGAACGGGCGCGAATTTCTCGCCTCACTCTTTCACGGTGAGGCCCCGTTCCTAATCATCGTCAGATAGTAGATGGTAGAGGGTATGGCAACGGCTTGGACGAATAACGGTGAGGTTGAGAAATACGCGTCCACGAAATGGGACGCCCTCAACACAGCGCCTAACTCACCCTTCACGAAACAGAAGGACTTTGACGATTTCATAGACAATACTTTGATTCCTCGGGTCCAAAGTCACATCAACCGGTTCTGCAAACGGGACTTCGACGTCGACTTTCCAGGCGCAATTCCGCCCGCCATCCAGGACGTTGCTGCAAGAGCCGCGGCGAACATGATTCAGTACATGGTCAGCAACAAGATGGGCCCACTCGTCCACGAAACAATGTTTCAGATCAGCATCCCTGTTCAGGCGGTGCTTCCGAAGGACCTGCAGGACCTCCTGACTCCCTGGATCAAGCGCTATCCCTACACCGCGACCACTCCCTATCGGACAGATCGCATCGCGGACGATTGGAATGAGCCAACCCCAACCCAATGACCGGCTGATTCCCTTCGACCGGTTTGGGCCCAATGCCTTGGTCATGCGTGACGTCCTCGACGGATCCCTCTGCATGCAGATGACGCCGCCAGATAACGTTCCGGCCACGCGTTGGAATTGCATCTGCCACCCGGAGCTCAACTACAAGCGTCCCCACTTTACCTGCGTGGCATTCTGCCGAATCAAGAGAGTCGTCCAGGGCAAACTGCCCCCGACCATTCCCGTTAGTCGATACCGGATGTACATTCACTTGGGCCGGCCTCATGCCGGCTTCAAGGATTGGTTGCTTCGCAAATTCGTTCTCCCGATCGCTGAAGCGTTAGCGAACTAGAAGAGTGTGAGCCTTTCTCAATGCACAGGACAGGGCGGACCATTTCAGTGAGGTATTCCCGCAATATGCGCCGCTCGTGGTCCACAACGGACGCCTCTACGGCACTTGGGTAATTGGCGCTCTCTTCAGAAAGAAACGAACCAAATATTATGGCGTCTTCCCGCATTCCGTGAAAGAGCGCATCCTCGCCCTCTACCCTGACTGCCATCACATCCTGCACATGTTCAGCGGGACCGTTCACGACCCTGGAACAATCACGTACGACGTCAACCCGAAGGTTCGGCCCCAGATCTGCGACGACGCCAGGAACCTGCTGGCCCACAAGAAGCAGCTGCACAAGGCTGACCTGGCCGTGGCGGATCCCCCGTATGGAGCCAGGGACTTCGCAGTGTATGGCCAGAAGCCGTTCAGCAAGCCCCAGGTGATCAGGGACCTTGGCCAGGTTATGGAGGCCCACTCGAACCTGGCTTGGGTGGACATCACAGTCCCGATTTACAACAAGAAAGTCTGGGCGCTCTTGGGCTACGTGGGGTTGGCCGTTGGGACGAACACGAGATTCCGCGCACTCACACTGCTTCAACATGTTTGAGAGGTGAAATGATTTGCCCATACCATTCATGGTTGACCTACTCCTGCTGGTCGCCTTCCTCATCGTCGGCGCCATCGCAATTATCCTTCTGAAGGCGGCGATATTCTTCCTGCCGGCTGCAGTGGTGGCCCTGGTTGTTTGGTGGTTCACGCACAGCCTGGCCTTCGCTGGGTTAGCGTTCGCCTGCGTGGCCATCCTTTGTATCTTCAAGAAGAAGTGATTCAGGTTGAGTACTACCCCTCGAGAGAGCGTTAGAGCTGCATTCAAGGCGGTTCTTGACGCCGCCACCATCCGGGTAATCTCGGGCGGCACAGGGACCCTAACCACACTGGCGCCGACGATTTACGATCGCTTGCCGTTCGAAGGTGCTGACGTGCGGAGCGTGGTTCTCGGCATTGTTTCTGGGACGAGTAGAAGCCCCGGTGTCGGCATGCAAGGCACACGGAAGGATGCGACTGGCCGGGCAGTCATGGACCTGTACCGTTTGCAGGTGGACTGCAACTACGACGATAAGGAAGGATGCAGCCAACTGGCCGACGCAGTTGAGCAGACCCTATGGAATGCACATGACACCCTGAGAGACACCTACGATATTCATGGCCTGCAGAAACTCCTCGACGTCGACGCCTTACCCTTAGGCGCGAGTCTTCGGATCCCCGTTCTCACGCGAGAAGCCAGGGTCATTCAAGATTACACGTTCTGGACGCACCGGCAGCTGGCCACCTAGATGAAATGCGAAATCATCCTACCCCCGAGGGCGCTTATCTGTCCACTCTGCGAGGCGGAGGGAAAGCCCCGCTATCTGTGTATGGTGGACGACAGTGAAACACTCGCGTTGCATCTGCGACTCTTTCATGGGCTCGGCTATCCTGACAAAGTGCTGGAGTTGGCCAGCTGATGCGGGAACTTCCGAAGGCGTTGAACGCCGACTGGCAACCATTGACCTGGCATTTCTACCAGGCCCAGGACGGAAAACCAATCGCGTACATCAACGACGGAAACGACCTCCTCTCCTTGGCCAGGCATACGATTGAAGCGGACGGGACTGTGAAGCCAAGCGTACTCTGCACGGTCTGCGGTTTCCACGACGACGTCAAACTGCTAGGCTGGGGAAAATAATTGTCTTTCAGTATTCAGATCACATCGGACACGGTGACGCCGAAGCTACTCAAGGGCACCGCGCTGATCAAGAAGGCCATAGGTAACCAACTCGAGGAGGCTGGCGCCGAGATGGAGGCCACCGCGCGGCAGATTGTCCCCGTTGATACAGGCTTCCTGCGAAGCACCATCTACCACAAGGCCGACCCTGGCGAGCTCACTTTGGAGTTAGGCGCCAAGGCCAACTACGCGCTATACGTTGAAATGGGGACCCGCCGCATGGCCGCGGAACCCTTCATACGCCCAGCCTGGGATGCTGGGGAACAGAAACTTCTCGACGCAATCCTGTACGGCATCATGTGGGCGTTCCAATAGTTTTCCTTGTCATAGTCTCATTGAGACGTGGCGGAGCGTGAAATAATATTTGCCAAAATATGATGGTGATGAAGTTGAAGTCCGCATAGGCACAAGTGTATCCAATGTTACCACAGCCCCAGCGTTGACCAACCTGGAGAGCATTACATGGAACGAGGATCCAAGCGTCGTCGAGGTTGCCGTAGGCATCGGGTCGCAGGAAACTGAAGTGCACGACAAACTCGTCAAATACGCTGGCACTATCTCCCGCTGGCATGATGAACTCTCTGTGGTCTCGGGCGGAACTGGTACGCTTGCAAAGAACGTGGGTGCATTCGCGAATCCCAAAGTACCGTTGTGGATTGAGGTTAAGAACAAGACGACCAGCCGCACGGTTACATTGAACAACTGTCTGGGCAAGTACACAAACGACCTCAAGAGCCCTGACGGGTTCCTGATGGAAAGCTGGGACTTCAAGTTCAACAACGCGACAGAGTCGCCATAGGTTTTCCAGCCGACTTTCCTTCGGCAAGGTTGGAGAGATGGAGAATTGGAGAATACGAGTTTCGAGGAATTAAGTAAGCCAGAACACAAGCCCCCTACTATTTCTTCGGGAGCAATACCGCCTAGCGGTAGCCCCGACCTGCAATTCCCGGTTAGCTTCGGCGTGGTTATCAGCTGCCGGCTTGGTGATGTCGACCGGATCCGTAGCCGCATCGAACAGGAAGGTGGCCACATAGTATTCCAGACCACAAGCAACGACGACCTATTTCTGCTGCGTAAGAGGCAGGTTGAACGGATCCTACAAGGTGATACTTCCGCACTCGCGGAGGTTCATAAGAAAAAAGCAAGAAGGGGTGAGAAGATTTGAGTCAAGAAACCAAGCGGGAAGCAATTCTGGAAGCTCGAGCGCAGAACAAGAAACTAGCTGAACTCATCACGAAGGGCACCAGTTACCATGAACCCGTCGAAGTCCGCGGCGTAGACAATGACCTGCACAAGTTCGAAGTCTCACCAATGAGCGACGCCGACCTAGCTGAACTCCTGCAGACCACGAACGTGGACCTGAAAGATATCGGCAACAGGGACAAGATGGTATCGAACATGCAGTTCCTTCAGAAAGGCGCCGCCATCGTCACCGGCGTCCCAGATGTGGCCAAGGCACTGATGCCTCTGGAATCCCTGAAATTGATTTTGAAATCGTTCGAGCTCAGCGGCCTGACTGGGACCCCAAAAGGCGCTTAGCCTCATTCGCTGAGGCGTCCGTGTATTCGGCGCCCCTCGAGGTTCTGGTTACCGGGTTCGGTTACCGGCTAACCGACCTCATGGATGAGCTCACCCCCCTGCAGAGGAATTGGCTGCTTCTGATTTGGAAGAAACAACATCCAAGGAAGTGAATTGATTGAGCGTTAGCATCGGCAGCATAGTCATGACTGTGAAGGCCATCGATGAAGCCTCCGGCGTGATGGGAAAGATATCCGCCTCTATGGGCCTAATCGGCATGGAGCTGCAGACCCTCGGCCCAGGCTTCTCGCAACTTGGCCAGGTGATCCAAGGTTTCGCGGTTGGCGGCCCGACCGGCGCGGCCATAGTAGGCATCGGTGAAGTCGTCAAGGGCCTGCAGGACAGCGTCGTAGCGGCCGGCAACATGCAAACTGCCTGGGTTGGAATCCAAAGCGTTCTCCACCTCACGGGCGCAGCTTGGGATGCAGTGTCCGTTCAGCTGCAAGCTGGCATCGACAAAATCCGTGAATCGACAACCCAGAGCGATCTGGACCTCACCAATTCGATGCAAGTCCTTCTCACCTATGGAATGAACACCACCCAAGCTATCGCAGCCCTCAACGCAGCCGTTGACATTGCGGCCGCCAAACACATCGACCTCAGCACCGCAGCCACGGCGCTTGGGAAAGCATTCCAAGGAAACGACATGCTGCTCGTCAGGTACGGGATAGACGTCGCGACAGTAGCGAAGCAGACAACACTGGGGGCAGAGGCGATTAAGGAGCTCGCGGTCAATTTAGAATCCGGTACCGCACCACAGCTGCAGGCCTTCGACGATGCGATGTCTGCTGCGGGCTTGGCCGTGGCTGATGCAAGCGGTAAGATGATGACCCACGCCGCCATCATGAAAGAGATAGAAGCCGCATGGAAGGCTGGCTCCATCAGCGGCGACCAACTCTCAACGATTGTCGCAGCCCTCGGCATCAACTTCCAGGGCAGCAAAGCCCTGGCGATGGATTACGCGAACGTTCTCAGCCAGGTGAACGACCAGTACGGTGGAACTGCGCAGGCGCAGGCGACGACCTACGCAGGTCTCCAGGAGCGCTTAGCGAACGCCGTTCAGACACTTGGCGAGAAGATTGGCGCCATACTCCTACCAGCCTTAACCTCTCTCCTGGAAGCGCTTCTTCCGATCGTGGACGGGTTCACAAAAGCCATCCCCGCGGTGGAGGGTTTCTTCGCAGCGATCGGCAAACTCCCTGAAATCCAGGGCACTGTGAGCGCTTTCCAAGGAATCTGGGACGGCCTCGTGAAATCGTTCAACGACGCCTGGGACTCTGTCAAGGGGGACCTGATGCCGGCGCTTCAATCCTTACAGGATGCTTTCAACCAACTCATGGCGGCCCTGCAACCTCTCTTCGACGCGTTCAATGAACTCTGGAAAGCTATCACGGGATCCGGCTCCGACTTCAACCTCTTCCAAGCCATCCTGGAAGCAATCGTCCTGGCGATCAAGGGCCTCGTTGTTGTAATCCAGGTCATAACACCAATCATTCACCTGTTCGCGCAGGCCTTCAAGGACGCAGCTGACTTCATAGTACCAATTCTGGAAGCGATACGAAACGCCCTCGGCGCATTCTTCAAGTGGATCACCGACGGCTTCCAAGCCTTCTACGATTGGCTTGTTGGGCGTTCGCTCTGGCAAGACCTCTGGAACGCGGTGCTCTCGGTCACCACCCAAGCCATAACGGGGATACTGAACGCGTTGACCGGCGGGTTCTTCGGCAAACTGCAGGACGCCTTCACTCAAGCCGTCACCGCAGTTCACGACTCTTGGTCCAGCGGCATGAAAGGCGTCGAAGATACGCTGACCAAAACGATTGCCGATGTTCAAGCCCAGTCCCCGCTCCTCGCGTCAGCCCTCCAAGTCGGCTTGGATATTCTGCAGGGCAATTGGGGTGCTGCTTTCGATAATCTCGGCAAGATTGCGAACACTGAGTTCGATGCCATTACATCCACCATCAGTTCTTTCATCAACACGGCGAAGGCCGCGTTGGCCACTGCGTGGAGTGACATGCAGAATGATGCCGCGTCAGCCATGAGCACGTTAGGGAATCTCGTGCAGGGTGCGATGACCGCCATCGCCAACGCTGCGAACAACCTGTGGAATGCGCTCACGCATCATTCCATCTGGCCGGACATGATGGCTGAGATGGTTGCGCAAACACACGCCGGCATGGTTGCCCTCCAGGGAGAGTTCGCCCAAGGATTCTCAGGTCCCACTGGCATCCTATCCGCTATGCAAACTGGAGGGGCAGCATTTGCCGGGGCAGCGCCCACCGCGACTGGATCACCTGCAGCCCCCTCAAGCCAGGCGATCACGTTACCCATCAGCGTCTACCTGGACGGCCAGCAAATCCAAACCTTCCTCGAGAAACGCCTCGTTCAGACACTCTACCGTGACGCGAGCAGAGGCAAGCGGGGAACCGTATGACCGGCGTCATCGTCCTGGCCAGCACCGGGTTGATTCTCGCGGAGAACTGTGAGAGTTACCTGAACAGCTGGACCTTCAGCATCAGCGGAACAACAACCGCCCTGGGCAGCAAGATTGGAAAAGCCCATAGCGGCGCCGGCGCGTTTCAACTCGAAACCCTAAGCAGCTGGCCAAGTGGTGCATATTCCAGGTTCACGAAGAGCGTGGCCGTGGGATCCGGCGCTAATCGGGTTACCCGCCTGTTCCGTGGGCCCGGCTATGTGGCTTCCATCATGGATGATTTCCCAGGAAGTGGAAGCCTCGACGCAACGAAGTGGAATGGAGGCGGCACCTGCACAGTTGCCAACAGCATCTGCAGCATCCCAGCGGGGGCATCCTTCACCACCCAGGCCGCTTTCCAGCTCCCACCAAGTGTGTACTACAACTCGTTCGTGTGTTGCAAAGCCGACAGCCCCATTCAAGGTACCGTATCCGTCTACCTTGCCACCGATGCCGTTTCCGCCATCGCCATCCAATTCAACACGGATGGCACGGGCCACGTTAAACTGTACACGAACTCTTCAGGCCTGGCGACAACCACGGATTGCGGCGCCATAGTCGCCGGCTACCACAATTACCTGGTGGCCTGGACTGCAGGCAACGTCAAGCTCTATAGAGATAACGTTCAGATCGGAACATGCAGCGATTCCTCTGTCCCAGCGCCAGATACTTTTCCAGCGAATGTTGGATTCACTAATAATGCCGGCACTTTCCTGGTTGACTCCTTCGGCTACGTTACTGGCACCAACATGTGGAAAGTCAGCTACGCCATCGGCAGCCAAACCATCTTCGACCAGGACGTGCAGACCGAAGCCAGGTCCCTGGATAACGGTTTCTTCGACTCAGGATGGGTTGCGGTCACGCCGACAGGAACGCAGACCCTCGAACTCAAACTGCGCAACGCCTCCGCGGGCGCGGATAATCGCAGCGCCCAGTGCACCTGGGACGACCTAATCATCATGCTGGATAAGGTCATCACGATTAACGCGCTGCTTGGCGGCCAGAAAGTTGAAATCTACAACGCAGGCGGCGGCCTCGTTGGAACAGGGACCTGTCCCGCTCCTGGAAGCGCAGTCACCATAGACGTCAGCGCTCAGGTCACCACAGCGTACGGGTTCTCAGGGTACTTCAAAGTCTACGACACCGATGGGACGACGCTTCTCTACACAGGGACCACGATAATCCTCTGGGGCGGCGACATCTACACGTGGATTCCGAACCAGAGCAGCCAAGCTATCTCCGCCGACAACACTCTCATCTACCGGGCGGGCAGCGGCCTCTCCCCGGCAACTGCCCTCGTCACCGTCACACTGACAGATCTAGACACCGGAAGCCCACTGAGCGGCAAGGCAATTGCCTTCACGCCGAACCTGGGGACCTGTAGCCCTACCAGTGGCACAACTGATTCGAACGGGCAACTGCAGACCACGTTCACGCCCGGCAGCAGCCCTGGGCTGGGAGGCGTGCAGGCAGTGTTCGGCGGCGACGCCACTTACGCCCCGTCGAACAGTCAGCAGCTCATCGACATCTACTACGCGCAAGTGGCCCCTGATTCGTCGAAAGATTACCAGGTCTTCATAGCCGGCCAGGAAGTGGTTTCGAGTGGTGGGAGCTATGTGCTCTCTTCCGACTTCAAACCGCAGCCCTTCAGCATCACAACGCCCCAGATGGGCACTAGCCTGGGGGGTTGGTGGGCTGTTGAGATTTACAGGCTTGGCGTGAAAGAGTTCGCCGGCCGGATCATGCACCGGAAAAGAGTCAGCGGCGCAACACCCCTCCTCACGTTCGACGGCGTCAGCGAAGTGATCACTCTTCAACGCCGCATCGTGAACCGAACCTACCTGGACGACCCGAAGAACATCATAACCGACCTGCTCTCCAGATTCCCATGCGGCATCACGGCCGGCACGATATCACTTTTCGGCTCAAACATCAAACTGGTTGCCAGTTACGAGAGCCTCTACGACGCCCTCATCCAGGTCCAGAATGCGACCGGTTGGCTCTTCCGGTTGAACGCTGATAAGACCCTGGACTTTGCCCCATCCTTCGGGGCCGCGAAGGCGATTACTATTCTGGAAGGAAACCAGGAAACGGAGTCGACGCATGAGGAAGATTGGTCACAGCTGGACACATCCGTGTACGCGATTGGTGCGGGCGCTAGTGCATCCCTGGTCGCAGCGGCCACGAACCTAACCACGCAGCTGCTCTACGGCCTCATCGAAGAGGCGTTCCCAGCGAAGAACATCACTGATGCAGGGACCCTAAGCCTCCGGGCCCAGGCCCTCCTAGCGCAGAAGCAGAACTTGCGGGAAACCATCGACGTGAAATGGATAGACGACTACGTCTCTGGCTCCTACGCCCCATTCGACACTGTCACCGTCACCGACGCGGACACCGGCCTTTCAGGCATCTACGTGATCTACATGTTGACACGGGACCTGCTAGACGCGAAGTCGGCCGAGTTCTCCTTGACCAACCGCCCCCTCACCCTCGCGGATGCGGTTCAGTTGATTCGCACCATTGTGAAAGACCTCGCCGTCGCTTAGGAGAAACCACACATGCAAATCCAAGGCCTCACCCCACCCCAGCTGTTGCTGGTCCGCCGGGTCGGCGCCGCCCTGCTTGGGCCGCGGCCTATTCCTAACCGTGGCATCGAGTATGATAGAGTGCTGGCCACGAACGGGGACACCTGGGAGCTACAAGGCCTCGCCGATCGGGTGACCTTGGAGCAACTCTTCGCCCTTCACAGGGCCGGCACGGTGTGGGTTACTGACCCTGACCGGGGAAACTTCCACGCAACCATCGAAGTGGAAGCGGCCTGGGTTGCTGAAGACGCCCCTGAACTCGAGGGAACCGCCCAGTCACCACTCGCCGATTCCCATGTCGACCAAGTATAGAATGAATGCTTCTAGCGTATCGCCGTGCTTCCTTTCCTCAAGATTCTCAAAGTCCCTGGTCTGTTTTCGTAGGCGTTCAATTTCTTCGAGTTTTACATCGGGAATATCGAGGGTTACTCTCAACACCATCGCTTCGTAGCGATTTCATCTCCGCCGTCCCAAAACCATTGCGGTCACGCCGAAAGGCGAGACGAAACACTTCCTTCGAGGTGATTCTGAAATGAAATTAGAACTAATGGGAATGCATGAGCACGCCAACTGGCATCCGGTCTGGACAATAGACAAATTCAAGGACCCAACTGGAGAAATCGGCGTACTCTCTCAAAGAGGCATGAGCATCGCCCGTTTGAATCGCATGTTCACAAAACAGTACCTCGGACGCTCTCGATTCGAAGGCAACCTGCTTCTGAACTCGGGCATCAACGTTGCCTGGGGTCTGATCTGCGGAGCTGGTGGTACAGCTTTCGACAATACCCACGCCTACATCGGCGTTGGTGACTCAGCAACTGGCGCCGTGGCCACGCAGACTGGGATTCAAGCAGCCACGAACAAGCTGAACAAGGCCATGGACGCAACATATCCACTCGCAGCAGCTAGCCAAGCAGAAGTTTGGCGTTCAACCTTCGCCAGTGGAGATGCGAACTGGACTTGGAATGAGATCACCGTCAGCAACGCTAACGACTTCACCCACGCCTTGAACCGCCTGGTATCGTCGATGGGTACGAAAGCCTCAGGCTCTGTGTGGGTTGCAACCTTGACGATAACGCTCTCGTAGAAGGAAAGCACCATGAGCAAGAGTTACGAAGTCGGTTCCCGCCGGAGGCTAGCACTTCAACTCGCCGTCCTCATAGCCGCTGTTGCAGTCCACAACGCAGCGCGCACCAGTTGGAATGACTTAGCGTACTACGACTGGCTGCGTAGAGCTTTCCGCGGCGAAATCATGCTTCGCGGTGCAGCCGGACCCGCTTTTGTTAATGGTAATGCAAGAGGCACCCAGACCAGCGGTACCACAATCGCTGTTACGATTGGTTGGACCCCACTAGCCGGCAACGTGCTTATCGCGGTTGTTGGTACAAATGTGTACACTGTTACCAGCATCACTCAGACGAATGTAACTTGGACTTTTCAGAAATCATCGACCTATAGTAACGCGCACGTAGAAATTTGGTATGGGGTGATTGGCGCTTCTCCGGATACAAGCGTGACCGTGAATCTATCAGGCACAGTAAATGGTGGAATTGCAAACATTTGCGAGTTCTCAGGCATGCTGACCTCAGGGTTCTTGGATAAGACCGCGAGCGACGCTTGGCCTACCGCCCTTCCTATTAAGACCGGAACAACCGCCACCACTACCCAAGCGGTAGAGTTACTTATTGGCGGAACGCAGCTGGCTGCCACAAGTATTGGGCACAGTGGCCCGGCCAACGGTTTCACAATGTTCGACGGCGCATACATCAACACATATTATTCGTCCGGCTTTCTTTACAAAATTGTTGCAGCGACCGGAACCTATTCTTCAGGTTGCTCTAGTCCAGCTAGTGGCAGTTATGGTTGGGCTGGTTGTATTGCCACCTTCAAAGGCCAAGTACCAATCAACATATCGGATACCGGCTCAGGGTCGGAGGGGTTCGGCAACCAAGCCGCGCTAGGTGCCGCTGATTCAGGCCTCGCTGTCGACGCGGTTCTAAGGCTGCTCAGCATCGTTGGTACAGTGAAGGACTCCATCGGCAACCCTGTTGCGGGAGCAACGGTCTGGCTTTTCAGGACGAGTGATGGAGCGTACATGGGTGTAACAACTACTGATGGGGCGGGAGGTTACTATTTCTCCGTTCCGGAGTCAACACAATACTTTGTGCGAGCCCACCATGACAGTTACGGCGGGGACCGAGTGTTTGGCGTGACCGATAGAACGTTGGCTGGAAGCTAGATGCCCGACTCTGACGTCACTCTTCGGCCGCAGCAAGTAGGCCAAGGCACAAACGATGTAATCCTCTTTCCCTTCACCGTCTCGGTCTACACATACATCAACGCCGCAGATTCAGGGCTCGGCGCGGACTCGCTGGCAGCGCTATCAGCCAACGTTTCGGTGGCTGACGCAGGTATCGCCATCGAAGGCACGGTTCAGATTGCTCTTACGTTCACCGAGGTCGCCGCCGGGCTCGATGTGTTCTCCGCCCAAGTGACGCTGCCAGTAGCCGACACTGGTTCAGGAGCCGACGCGGTCTCCTGGCAAGCTCAGATCCCCGGGTTCGACGCTGGAACAGCCGTCGAATTGTTCAGCAAAGACTTCCAGGTCCTTGATTCAGGCCTCGGCGGGGACCGCTTCGCCGTTCGAGTGTTGCGATCGGGGCGGCTGCAGTACATGGTTCGCATGCGGGTGACTGAGAATGTGTTCGACCCTTCCGCCTTCGACCCTTACGCTTACGAGTAGGTGAAAGAGAACCATGGTTCTGTTCGGTGCCACGACGTTACCGGCGGTTCTGACCGTTCAGCGGCAGCAGCCGCGCATCAAGCAGGAGGTACCGTTACCAGGAAGAAGCTTCGCGTATCGAAGGGACCGGGGCGGCTTCGGCGCCCAGTTTGTTTTGGGTGGTGCGATTCGACCTTCCAGCCAAGCGACCAGAGACCTAATCGCAGGGTTAGCGGACGGGACGGCTAGGATCCTTGACCTGCAGGAGGCCACGTTGACGCTCTTGGAGAGCTGCTTCCGTTATGTGGCCGGTCCCACATGGACCGATTTCACCGCTGAATCCCAAAGCACCGTCGGGACCCCGTTCACGCTTCTCGGCACTTCGACGGATTACGGATACTTTGGCCACAGGGAGAAATGTAACCAGCTGGCCTTCGTTCTCGCAGCGATTGGGACCTACGGAACTCTCACATGGGAGTACAGTCAAGGCAACGGCGCTTGGGCAACTCTCACCGTCACGGACGGGACCAGCAGTCTACACCAGAACGGCGCCGTCACCTTCACACCACCCGCCGACTGGAAGTCGGACACAGTGAACGGTGTGGCGAACAAGTTCTGGGTCCGTGTGCACGCGGCCAGCATCACAACCCCTGCGACAATCTACAACATTCAACTGAACAACGTGTTCCTCTGCATCATGCTGAACCCCAGCTTCGACGAGTTGGCTGACAACTACAACGAGATTCCCTACACGCTCACGCTGCTGCAGCAGGAGAATCCGTAGATGGGTATCACTAGGAAACCTAGCGGCACCATCACCAGGGACGATTACAACAACCTGGTCGACTACGTGGGCGGCGCCTCAGCGTACGGGTCCCTCTTCGAGGACGACCTGCGCATGAACGTGGCTAGCAAAGGCCTCGTTGTCGTTACGCCCGACGGCACGAAACGCTTCCGAATACGCGTTGACAACTCAGGAAGCCTGGTTATCGAACAGATCTAGCAGTCTTGCGAGTCTAGACGGTACTGAGCGGTCGGCCGCAGGAGCCGTAGAACTTCGCATACTGCGGGTTGACGGTCCCACAAAATGAGCATGTGAAAGTGAAGAGCGAACTACCGCAACTGAAACAGAACTTATTTGATGTAGGATTGGAGAAGCCGCATTTGCTGCAGAAAACCAGATTCGGTTGATTGATCTGCGGCTCCATACAATGTAACTCCTTTACTTGCCATCTCTCATTCTGAATGGTGGGTTGGAAGCGTATTTGTGTGGTACGCAACAACAGTTAAATATCAACCTCACCATGGTTGGGCGGGCAATTTACTCGGGGAGATATTGGAAGCTATCTTGGGTGGGCTTGAATGGCGGATTTCTCTCAAGTGCCTGAAATAATGCAAAATCAAGCAAATTTTGCTGCAATTTTGTTAATAATTTGGCGTAATGCGTTAAAAGCCATTAAATATCGTGAACAAGCGCTTAGCGCAGTAGAGATGCGTGTTCTAGCTTGAGTACTCGCCGGTCCAAACACGTAGTCACCATACTCCTCCTCGTATCGGCGATGCTGGTCTCAGCTTCCTACTTCGACATCCCCCCATCTGTTCTAGGCGCACCCACAGTGACGCTTAACCCCACATTTTCCCCGCGAGGAGCGCTCATCAGTGTGTCAGGATCCGGATTCTCGTTTCCAAACGGTACAAAACTTGGCTCTAATGTTCACGGCGCGGGAGGTCACGCAGTCCAATGCAACTTTTACAGTCTCGACGGGAAGAACACTCCAGGCACTTTGGTCATCAGCCCAATATGTAATCTGATAACCGCCGACAATAGCAGCATATCCGGCTCATTCATTGTGAGCGTTCTGATTAGTACGCCCGTACCAAATCCATACGCCTTTATCATCAATATGACGGACGGCTGGCGCTTCATAAAAGCCCAAGCAACCTTCGCCGTCACCGAGATCTATATTCATCCGACGAGCGGCCCGCAGGGCACGGTCGTCAATGTAACTGGGTCGCTTAATGCAAAGGACACAAGTTGTTCGTTCGCAAACCCCACAACCACAACGAGCACGACGACAATCACTTACTCACTTCTCGGCACAAGCAGTTGCACAATCTCAGGCTCCACAGGGGGCAATTTCAGCGGAAGGTTTGTTGTGGATACCCTGGGCCCAGGCCCATACACAGTACGCGTGACAGGCTCATCGGGCGACTTCGTCCAGACAACCTTCACCGTAACCGCTCCCGCCATCTATCTGAATCCCACAAAGGGCGGCGTCGGAACTTTCGTTGCGGTAACTGGCGTTGGCTTCTCGTTCAGCGACACGTCGTGCTCCCTTTCAAGCGTTTCCGGCTTCATCACGTTCCCATCTTGTACCATCCTTACTTACGGTAACGGTACACGCCAACCTGTGGGCAGTTTCAACGTGGGGAACGTAGCCCAGGGGTTCTACACTGTTCAACTGAGGGGCAACACAGGTGACTTCGCTCAAGCAACATTCAACGTCACACAAGTATTTGTCCCCACTCTCGCGATTAGTCCACCTGATGGCCCGAGAGGTACAATTGTCAAGGTGACTGGGACCGGTTTCCGGACTGCTGACGCAAGCTGCCAGCTAACATCCCTAGGCCCCGGCGCGGACCCAGCTCTAATAACTTTACCCACCTGCAGCATAAAATCAGGAACGGTTACCGCTCAGTTCACTGTAGGCACAAGCGCGACACCGGGCACTCGCGCCGTGAACGTAACAGGAAGCTCAGGAGATCAAGCCGGAATCAACTTCATAGTTGACGTTTTCCCCACAATCAGAGCAATTCCCGCTACGGGCGTGCCGGGGACCTTCGTAAGCATAAGTCTCACAGGAGGCCAATTCAGTAGTGGAGACCAAGGTTCGTGTACCATCAGCTCATCGCCGGGTAATCTGTTCTCAACTTCAAATTGCGTTGTTGGCAACAGCGGGCGAAACTTGAACGGAACAAACTTCGTAACCTCAGGCGCCGCTTCCGGATTCTACACCATTACTGTCAAGGGGTCGACTGGTGACAGTGCATTCACAACGTTCACAGAGAACTTCACCGCGTCGCTCGTGCTCTCGCAAAACAACGCAACGAACGGCTCAACGATAACTTTCACGGCCACGGGCTTCTCAATCAGCGACAGCGGTGGATGCAGCGTATTGGCGTACGTGGGAGATATTTCCCTCGGCGTCCAGAACTTCAATCTGATAACCTCACCCGTTTGCACGATAAGCAAACAGGTGGCAACAGGAAGCTTCGTGGTCGGTCCGCAAGCAACTACAAACATTAACTGGAACGTCACGGTCAAAGGTTCACCACAAAACGACATACCCGCTGCCGCATTCCACTTCTTCAACGTTACCGCAAGCGTAACGGTCTCGCCTAATACTGGCACTGCCGGCTCAGTTTTCAATTTCGCCGGAGCAGGATTCAGCTCCCTAGCGACTGCCTGTCAACTGTCATTCCATCCCCCAGGCTCCTTCGGGCAAGTCAATAACTGCGGGATCGTAAGTCCCAATTCTGGGGAAGTGTCAGGTTCATTCGTTGCGCCGAAAACTGTTGTTGCAGGCCTTTACGTTCTCAACGTTGGCGATGAACTTGGGCACAATGCGTCGACAACTTTCACAATTGGGACGCCACTTGCTCAAATTACAATCTCACCAAACATTGTCATTGCCCCCGGCGCAGGCCCCCCTGTTACTGTGTCGGTTAGCGGGTCCGGATTCAATGCGGGTGACCTTCACTGTGTACTCCAGTCATCAGGACCCACCCCTGTGCTGTTTAGTACAAGCTCCTGCGCAATCTCAGGAGGCTTTGTCTCTGGCACATTCCAAGTCTCCACTTCGGCTCTTCCTGGTTTGTACCTAATCACTGTGAATGCGACAGATTTCGGCGACTTTGCATCAAACTACCTGTCACTGGGCTCGCTAACTACGGCAACTTCCACTAGCACTACGACAACCAGCTTTACCAGTTCGACGGCCACGACGACGCTTACAACTTATTCATCAATCTCTTCATCACTAACCACGACCACGTTTACTTCCACCGGTGCAACAACAATCGTCTTCCCGCAACAGACCCTGACCACCGTTAGCGGGGTAACGACTGTAGTCTCAACGGTAACGGGGTCGACCTCGTTTCCGACGACCGGGACTACGACGACAACTCAAACCGTGACTTTGGGTCAAGCCATTCAAAGGAGCATTAGTGATGAGCTCGGCTTGCTTGGAATGTTGTTATTGGTGGTCCCCATTCTACTGCGGAGGTTGTTCGATTGAGAAAAGGGAAAGGGGCGCGTCGTGAACTGGTACTTGGCCTTGTGTTCGTTCTCTCGCTATTGAGCGTTATACTGCTGTCGAATTCTACGGCCAGTGGAATACTTGGGGTTGCTAGCGTGGTCACACCGCCGGTGACAACGTCAACCAGCTTCACCCCCACGGTGACCACAATACAATCAACCACAACGACGTCAACCTCAACTTCGATAATAACTAGTTCGACCACGGTTTCCACTACTAGCAC